ATTCCTATGTAACTGTATCCTCTGCTTGTGATGCTGCAATTGCTGCCGATTCTGCTGTTTCTTTTGCCAATGCTTCGACTTCGATTGCAACATTTTTTACAATCATTTCAGTCATTTTAGCTGTGGATGTTGCAATTCCAGCTGAATTACTGAATATCGGGGTTGGTGCTGGGCTTGGGTTTGGAACCTGAGTATACAGTAATGATGAAACGTTTCCCCCCTTTCCAGGATTAACAATAACATTTCCATCCGAAAGAACAGATCCCTTTACATACAAGTCCCCTGTTATCGTTACATCTGAATCTATAGTGGTATATTCCGTATCAATCTTCAAAGATTCAGTGGATTCAACCACTTTACTATTACTAACTTCCTTGATCTTACCATCTACATTGATATTTAGATCACCCTCTATGTGAATATTTTTGTCGTCTAACGTTAATTCGTAATTCTTACCCTTGATTTTCACCACCTGTCCACCATCAGGATATATCTCATAAAAAGAACCAGATCGATGTCTGACCGATATCCGTTCTGCACCCCTAGTATCATCCACCTCAACCACATGACCAGATTCACTTTCAGTCACCTTATTGTAGGGATATGCAGCTGCATACTTGGTTTCTGGTTCCGATACTAATGGTAATACAAGAGAACTTTTTGTCCGAGAATTAGTACCCAACAACGTACCTGATTTCTCACCCACAGCAAGTTTGTGAGTATTCACCTCACCTTCTTCCCTTTCCGTAACCAATAAGGGTTTCGATGGTTTTGCTGCATTAGTTTCTGGATCATTGAATCCCTTACTTGGTACATTCTCAGTCACCATTCCAGAATCTATCTGATGAGTCATGACTGGTTCTTGTGCATTCTTCCCATCCCGAAAGAATCCCATCACCCAAGTACCCTCTCTGGGTCCTGTTGGAGTACTATTTGGTTCTGAAGTTATCGGAGTTGCAGGATATGCCCATGGCAAATCATTTGTGGGTATCTTATTCTTATTCTCTGTGTGAAACCCAAGAATCCGTACTCTACATCTACCTATCTTCAATGGGTCTAACCTATCTTCGACTACACCTTGCCACCAGATGTACTCGAATCCCATGAAATTTTGTGTATTTTCCATATTACAATAACTCTTTCCTTAATGGAGTAAAATAAGAATCCTTAACAAGTTCCAAAATAGTTTCGTGGAACTCCTTGACAAATCTATTCCTCACACCCAACACCATATAATTCCCAGAATACAATTTATCCTCTGTTACCTTACCATCATCACTCGCAGCTGTGTTTGGGTATTCAAAATAAATTAGATCACCAGATCTTCTGAGGGGGTCTCCTGGAACAGTAAGTATTAACTTATAGGTATTCAACTGTTGTAATTGTGAAACCCTAGATTGTATAGAACGTTCATGATGTGATGTGTTTCTATTGGGAATTCTAATCCCCCCGTACAATTGGTAATGTGAAGGTATCATCATTCTATAGCTATTATATTTCTCCGTAAAATCATCAACTGTCTCACTCTGCAACATAGTGGATTGTTGAGTCCCAGAAGTCACATTGGAATTAGTGTTTTCTTCCAAATGGATATAATCATCATAAGTTTCCTTATAATCAAAATCATATTCCTTATATGATCTTCTAACTATATCATGTGTGATCAACTTACTACCATACATCCCCAATGATAAATTCTGCAATACATTAAATGTTCTATCTACCTTGTAATCACTTGCGTTTCTAAATGCCTCTGGATTGATCTGTGCTGGATTTTCAGATACATTTTTCATCTGATATGTATAATGCATTTTAGTGCCTTCTGGATATAAATCCTTATCCATTCTAACCTCATCAATCAAACCCTCAAGTGAAACAAAATTGAATCCCTCGAGCGTTTCAAAAAAGAAATAATTAGCACCATTATATGTCTCTGAAATACCTCTAGACGACAACCAATTCATACTATAAAACGGACTCCAATTGGGTATAATCACATCATGTATGTTCCTAGTTTCCTCAACTACAAGTGGTTTTTCGGAATCAACATAATCTTCGTATATAGTCTGCACTATATTGGATATATTTTTACCCATATAACTTTGACTTATTTTTGTCTGTGAATTGGTTATGGTTTCCTCAGAAACAAAATTTATCACATAACCAGCCACTTGTTCTCCCACAGGAGTATATTGTGAAATATTATATACCCTGAAATCCTTTTCCACAGGAACAGAAGCCTCTATAGTGGGATTATCAAAAATAAGAGTTATTGTTTCATATCCAACGATAGGATAATCCACAAGTATATTATTGGTATCCGATATTGCAATATTCCCAGTTAATGTATGCTTGAATACACTCTCATAGATATTAATTTCCTCCATTATCTCCTTTATGGATAACCTATTATTGAATGGAGAAGAAAGAAATATATCATGTAATAAAAAATCACCTGGAATAATTGTATTACTTGGATTTGTTGTTAATTTTGCCATTACCTGTTTATTTCGGTTTTAAGTTCTGCATCGAATTTATCTGCAAACCCAGACATTAAGACATTTATTCTTCGTTTTTTCTCGTTTTCGGATTCCTCATAGTATCTATTACTTATAGTACTTGCACTACCTGTCCTATCTATTATATTTGAATCAGAATCTTCATAATGGTGAGGTGCATCAGTATGATTGGAAACACTTATTATCTTTCCTACTGCACCACTATCTGCACCCTTCACAAAATTAATATCTGGAGATGTTGCTGCATTGAAAGTGCCACTTGTAACTGTATACGTCAAGTTCAGGTTAGTTGGATCAAATTCGGTAACAACACCAACACCACCTGATATAGTGGTTGTGTTTGTCGAATCGTCATAAAAATACTCTGCTATAGTCTCCCCGACCACAAAAAACCTACCAGCAGATGTATCTATAGTGGAATTTATAGCCGAATCATACGACCCATCACTCAAATGTGTAGTTGGAAATACTATTGTCTTACCTGGATACTTAGATTCAACGAATTTATCAAGTTGTTCTTGTGATAATATCCAATCGTAATATGGATCTTCGATATTATTGATCATCATCAATATCCAATGCCTGTCTGATACATCGTATTCCTCGAAAGAAACCACTTCTGGTCTTTCATGTGCATTCAATATTCTCTCATAATAATTGGCTATAAAACTATTCAATGATTTCCTGACCCCAACTCTCCTGAAAACATCCGTAACAGTAGTGGTATTATCAGTGGTATCCATATTATAATCCATTGTTGGGAAATTTCTAAAATACATTATTATCTCCTATCTTAGATTCGTATTACTTTATGTGCCCTCTGCCTCAAGACCACCATGTTGTCCAGCACTTCTTAGTGTTTCTTTAGTAACAAGATCAAGTTCTTTAAATGATAAATCGAGTTCAGTTACAATTGGTTCTCCACCAGGGAGGGATTGAAAACTACCCTCTGCCGTATAATTGACTTTAACACTATCCAATACACATCGACCTATTCTACTGAGATGTGCATTTGTTTGATATTTTCCCTTTACATTATGTAGGAAATGTATTTCCCATTCACTGGGATAAGTAAAAAATTTATTTCCATCTTCATATCCAGGACTAGATAGATACCTAAAGGTATCTACTATATTTTTCGTTATTGCCGATTCATCTGCGGATATAGGTATCATCTTGTGTTTAAAACTAAAATTCCTAAAATTGACACCTTTAAAATAATATTCCTCATGTGAATTCAGTGCAACACCCTTTTCTCGTCTAGTATCTCCAAGGAGTCCACCAGTTCTTTCACCAACAATATCTTTAATTGCTCTACCAAGCATACTCAATCCCCATCCACCACCCGTACCGAATGCTCTATCAACACGGGATGCCCGTTTTGCCTCTTTGGCTTCATCGGCATTCCATTCCAATCCTATTTCATCGGAAATATCTTCTGGTAAGGGAAACACCATACTAATAATATGATTTGGAGTATTCACACCACCCCTTTTGTTACCATAACCGTAATATATCATACAATGTTCTAAGTTGGGGGATTTTCCCTCATTACTAGTACCAGGAGCGTATAATATACCATCCCCAAGTGTCTGATTTATGGTAGTGAATTTCTGCGGGCCATAATTATATAAACCTGCACCTGCACCAGTTTGTGCTTCTGCTCTGGCTTGTGTTTCGTTGCTCATATTACACACCCTCCTTGTTACTATTTATAAATAATTGTATGGCATACAAAGGGAAGTATATACCTACAAATCCACATAAGTATATAGGCAACCATAGAAATGTGACATACCGTTCACTGTGGGAACGTAGGTTCATGGTATACTGTGATACCACTGATAAAATTGTGAAATGGGCAAGTGAAGAAGTCACTATAAAGTACATCTCACCCCTAGACAAGAGATGGCACAAATACTATCCAGATTTCTATGTAGAATTGACCAACCAAAAGGGAATAACCAAACAATATTTGATAGAAATCAAACCGAAAAAACAACTCAAAAAACCGAAACAACCATCAAGAAAATCCAAATCCTTTATATGGGAATCAAGAGAGTATGTAAAAAATATGTCCAAGTGGGAAGCTGCAGAACGGTTCTGTAATCACAAAGGTTGGATATTCAAGGTATTGACAGAAGATCATCTGCTCTTATAAATATAGATATGAGAACTACAATACTCAATGACATCTATGAACGAGCAAGAACACTTGATCGTGATGTCCCCAGACAATGGTTCATACAACAAGCATCCAATTTGACCAAAGACCCAAGACAACTAATACAAGAAAATACACAGAATTTACAATCATCAGTTGATATAGGTAGACTATATCTCTATCTATATGATCCAAAAAACAAACGAAAACTTCCATACTACGATGTTGCACCCCTATCACTGATACTCGAAAAGGGAACAGAAGGATTTGTCGGAGTCAATTTCCACTATCTACCCCCACAGCTCAGACTTGGACTATTGGGTAGTGATCCACGAACAATCCTACGATCAAAAGAGGTGAAACCACTTATGCGAAACTACCTATATAGTAATGTGAAGAGCAGGTTCCTGAATATCCTACAAGAAGAATGGGATATGGTTTCTGCACTTCCAGTCGAGAGATTCCAAAAACAGAGTAAATCGTATGTATGGAATGAGACACTAGGAGAGATATAATGGCATTCAGTTCAAAAGATTTCATGGAATATATCCACAGTAACAATGGATTAGCAGAAGGATTTCGATACAGAGTTCATGTGGACGAATCTGGATCAAAAGCCAACACCATGTTGGGATTTATGTGTCAAGAAGCAGTAATCCCTGGAAAAGAAATTGAAGTCATGGATAAAGTGTATGGATATGGTTCTGTATATGCACTACCAAAAATGGAAAAATATGAAGATGTAAATCTTAAATTCAAATGTACTAATGGGAAAGTAAGGGGTGGTATGTGGGGATACCCTGAATGGACTTTCTTTTATGAATGGATGGAAGAAATAGTACATACATTAACAAACAAATATAACTATAAAGACGAATACCAAAGAGATACGTTTATAGAAACTCTGGATAAAAGGGGAGACATCATCCATATGGTTAAATTACCAGCTGCATACCCCACAAAAATAACTGATATGTCATTAGCAGCAGATCAAAAGGAGATGGAATTTGAAGTAACACTTACTTGTGATTTTGTATTACATAATCACCACGCGACAGATGGTGATTCCACCAAGACTATATCGGGAAATGATTATAATAATTTAAATTAGGAGATTGAATAAATTATGCCTTTACCAAAGTTAGCAGTACCGACTTATGAAATGGAATTACTCTCAACAGGAGATACTATAGAATACAGACCATTTTTGGTCAAAGAAGAAAAAATACTATTCATGGCACTTGAAGGTGGTGACAACACCGAAATGGGTAGAGCCATGAAACAAGTAATAAGTAATTGTGTCACCGACAAAATTAATATAGATGATCTACCCTTATTTGAACTAGAAAACATATTACTGAGAATTCGATCAAAATCAGTTGGTGATCAAGCAGATATTTCATATTCATGTCAAGAAATAATCGAAAATAATCCGTGTGGGAATAAGGTTGACTTATCAGTCGATCTAAACAAAGTAGAATTAGAGGAATCGGAAAACCACTCAAACGAAATATTCCTAACAGACAATATTGGTATCCTAATGAGATATCCAAAATTGGATTTGATGAACATGAGTATCAATCTAGACAATCAAGACACGGAAGATATGTTTAGGATTATAGAAAGTTGTATAGAGTGTATATTCGATGATGAAAACACATATGTCATGAATGATTACAAAGAGGAAGAAAAAACCGAATTCTTTGAAAGTCTTACTCAAGGACAATTCACACTAATCCGTAATTTCTTCGACACCATACCCAAACTAAGATTTAGAGATGACTACAAATGTGATAAATGTGGATATACTGGTGAATTAATTCTGGAGGGATTGGAAAATTTTTTCGTATAATCCTGAGTCATGATAGTCTCAGGAATAGATACCTAAGTAATTTTGCAATGATACAACACCACGGCTACAGTCTAACTGAACTCGAAAACATGATGACATGGGAACGTGAAATCTATATGCAACTACTCTCAGATTGGATTGAAAAGGAAAATGATCGAATCAAAAAGGAAAACGCAAAAATAAAACAAGCAAGTAGGGCACGATAATGGCAGACGAACTAGATCGAGTAATAGAAAAATTAAAAGACGTATCTGAAGAAACAAAGAAAATGTCAGACTCATTTTCAGGTTTGACGGATATGACAGATGTGAGTTCCGACTCCTTGAATTCAATGAAAGTTATGTTGAAAGAATTCAAGGATTCAATTAGCACAAACTCTACGGCAATGGGTATATCAACTACACAAACCAAATTATTTAATCAACAATCCACCAATGCAGCTTCACTACTAAATGCACTGTCAGGTGAAATAAAAGCAAATGGTACGACAACTACAAGTTTGATGAATCAGTTTCAGACTGCAATGGATAGTGTTCAGAGTAGTGCATCTGGGTTGATGTCCAATGCGGCTGGTGGGGAGAGAGCTGAAGTTCTAAAAAAACTATACGAGGATCAATCTACTAAAGGTGGACTGATGATACAAGGACTTTCCTCTATGGCTGGTGCTGTAAACAATATAGTCCCAGAACTTGGTCAGGGTTGGGATATGATAAAAAATAGTTTCCTAATCACCTGGGCAAAATCAGCAACACTACCCATAGCCAGACAGTGGTGGATGCATAGAAAAGAACGGAAATTATTAAAAAAACGTGAACGTGCTCTAGCCGCAGGAATGAACCTGGAAGATGTAACATGGGATACCACTGATTGGTTGTTCAAAAAAATGTCTGGAGTATTAGGCAAAGATTCGTGGCTCGGTAAAGAAGTAAGTATGCTACAAGAATTCCGTAAAAAGGGAATGGGGATAGACGGATTTGAAAAACTTGGTGCTAGAGAAGTCGATACACAATTACAAAAACAGATTAGTCAACTAATAGATGATCAAAATACATCCAAAGATGCACTGATTGCCACAAATGAAGAAGCAAGGGAAAAACTGGCATCAGAAATAGAAGAATTACAAGGTGAACTAAGTGTTGAAGTTGATCCTGAAGAAGCAGCTGCACTACAGGAAAAAATAACTGCAAAACAGACACAAGAACAGTGGCGTATATCCAACATAGCAAAACAAGAAACTCAAAAATTACAACAAAATCAAGAAGGTCTAACAAAAGCAGTAGAAGAATTAAATTCACTGACTAGAGGACAAGAAGGCCACGTTGAAAAAACATTAGAAGATGTATTAGAAGTAAACAAAGAAGCATTTTTTGGTAGTCCTCCATATCTACAAACAATTGCAGAAACGATACAAGGACATACACAATTACTTGAACAAACAGCAGAAGCAGGAGCAGGAGATGGTGGCCCAATCCCAGAAGGTGCAACAAAAGATCCTCCTATGCCGAACTTTCTTGGATTCTTATCTGGTCTGGGACCCGCGATCAAAGCAATCCCAGGTGCAATCGTAAAAGTATTAAAAGGTATCGGAGAAGGAATTGCAGGAATGTTCAAAGCACTTGGTTCTATTGATCCTTATTCACTTGCTATGGGATTAGCTGCAATAACTGGACTTTCCATTAACATGATACTTCTTGCAACTGCACTAAAAATCGCAGGACCTGTAATAGTCAAAATAATGGGTGCAATTGGTAAAATACTCACCTCTGTATTTGAAGGATATGCAAAAGTAATCGAAGCTGCAGGAAAGGTAATAGTACCGATATTACGGGCAATGGCAAATGTGATAAAGGCAGTTGGCGGTGTAGTAATGAAATTCTTCAAAGGATTTGCAACCGTCATAAATGCAATTGGATCTGTTATTGGTGGGGTATTCAAAGGTATAATTGGAATATTCAAAGCAATTGGAACTGTAATAGAAACAATCGGTAGGGTAATAGTCACCATCGGTAGGGTGATCATAGATTTCATAAAAACACTAGTCTCTAGTTTGATTCAATTATCTGAAATACCATTCTGGAACTATATCAAACTTGCAGCTGCATTTGTCATACTTGGTGCTGCATTGGGTATATTTGGGATATTGGCAGGAGTTGCAGTAGTACCACTAATTGCACTTGGTATTGCATCGATTGGATTAGCTGCACTAATGGCAACAATTGGTGATCCCGAAAGACTTTCACTACTCGCAATGGGATTCAATACACTTGCCCTTGCAGTAACTAAATTTGCAATAAGTTCCCTTGCACTTATACCTGCACTTGGAATATTTACAGCTCTTTCTGCAATTCCATTCATCAACAAACTAATTGGAACACAGGAAGGAATTGCAAAAAAACGGGAAGTAGGAACATTCACAGCAGAGACTTTAGTTGTGGAGGGGATGGGTGGTGGAATAGCACAAGCAATGTTGCAACAACAAATGACAGCAGAAGGACTCACTCAAGAACAGGGAGATATAATGCCTCCTGGTGGACAAATAATAACATCCAATCAAACAAACATAACCAATCGTGGAACAGAAGTTCATGTCAATAAAACTGCGGTAGATACCAACTATCTCGAAACAATGAAGGGTCTGAACCAAGTTTATGCATAATAAAAAAGGCCCTTTCGGGCCGTTTTTATTTTAGTTCCTAACTAAGTACTTGACTCAGTACTCTAACTTTTCTTCTGATTCTTCGTTTTATGCGTACCAGTTTTATCACCACCTTTCTTATCGGAACCTCTATTACGAGATTCTCGTTTCTTTTCACTTGCCCTTGATCTACGACTACGACCACGACCACGACTGCGACCCTGTTCACCAATTTTGATATTCCTGCGACCTCTTTCGGGTCTAAGTGATTTCGTCACCTGCTCAAAATTCCCATCACCAATAGTCTTTCTCAATTGATATTCAAAGGTTTTATAAACTTCCTTAGCATCCTTATTACCTTCCTTCGTATCATGCAATGCTCTTGAAAAAACATCCTTTGCACGAAACAAGATGAGATGATCTAATTCCACTTCTAATGCAAAAGTCGTATTAAACCACAATCTTCGGTATCGCTCCAATGCACTAAATTCTCGTAGAAGTTCACGACCACGATTCCATTGTTCACTACGATTCCTAGATCGTCTACGATCTTCACGTTCTGCATCTGCAATAGTTACACCACCTGCAAATATCATTCCTGCAATTATAGCAATTGCAATCCCACTCCACAAACTTCTCGTTTTCATTCAATTCTCCTTAATATAAAATTTCCCTCTACTATATTAGACAAGTGAAACTCCATTTTGTTCGTTTTATTTTTGGGTTT